GTACTCCTCCGTGCGCTGGTTGACTAAGGACCAGTTCACCATGCTGACCAAAGGCGCCGAGCCTGCTGCTCCTGCAGCGGTCAAGAAGAAAGCTGCACCTGCACCTGCACCCGAGCCAAAGGTAGAAGCCGCACCCGAGCCTATCGTTGAGGCTGCACCTGAAGCAGACGAAGCGGACCCACTCGGCTTCCTCACCCTGTAACTTTCTGGTGGAGGTCCTGCGTAACTGGGTAACTGGTTGCTGCCAAGCGGGGCCTCCCCTTTCTTTAAGGACAAGTATGAAACCTCGATGTGATGAATGCCCCCTTGCTGCCTACTGGAGCGAGCGGGGTGAATGGACCCCTGTCCCTAGCGAACTGCATAAGACCAGTACGCTGATTGTAGGTGAGTTCCCCAGCAAGCAGGACACCACGTATGGTCGTCCCTTCGCTGGCAACAACGGGGTGGAATTACTTGAAGCACTGGCCCAGGTGGGACGCAAACGAAAGGATGTGTCCTGGACAAACGTCTGTGCCTGTCGCTTCCCTGATGATAAGCCGGATGACTTCTTAGCTTCATTGCGTAAGACCAACCGGAACCGCAAGCGCACGGGTAAGGACATAATCCCTACGCCCATGGAGTGCTGTCGCCCACGCTTTCAGCACGAGCTTGACAATCATCAGAACATTATCACACTGGGCTCCCTTGCTGCGAAGGCAGTGTTGCCTGGTAACCCTAGCCTTGGTTCGATCCGTGGTGGTCCAACCGTCTCGGATACCAAGAAAGTTCTCCCAGTCCACGATGCTTCGTTCATCACCTATCGCCCCGAGTGGCGTGACATCTTCCGTCGAGACATTGCCAAAGCCTTCCGATACTTTGAAGACAAACTAAACTGGGTCAGCCCTCGCACTTTCATGGAGCCGACACCCGAGCAGTTGCTAGACTTCTTAGAAAAGTGTCACCGGGATAAGGTGCCTGTCGCCTACGATGTAGAGACGGATAGTATCGAGGCGATGACGGCTGGTCTACGTTGCATCGGGATTGGGACACCAGACACGGTGTACATCGTACCGTTCCTCACCATAGGTGGCGAGGCGAAGTTCTACACGGGGGAAGTCCTCGACCAGATGCGCTCGGTCCTCAAGTGGTTCTTCAGTGCTACTGACCTCCTCAAGGTGGGTCACAACGCCGGTTACTACGATCGTATTGTTATCGAACAACATTTTCAGGTTACTCCTACACCCTTGCTGGACACTATTCTATTACACAAGCTAGCGCGAAGCGAGTACCCCCATGGTCTAGCTCACATTGGTTCCGTCGAAACTGACGTACCTGCTTGGAAGTCTGAGCACACGGCGACCACCGCCCAGACTGATGTGGAACTCTGGCGCTACTGTGCGACTGACGTAGCTGTAACCGCCCGCATTGCTAACGTCCTGGGCTCTCAAGCTAAGGAGCGCAGCCAGATTAAACTCTATGGTACCGACGCCAAGCTGCAGAACATGTGCGTTGGTATGCACCGCATGGGTGTTCGCGTAGACGAAGAGCGCCGACTGCAGCACGAGACCACGCTAGCTCGTGAGCAAGCCCAGCAGCTAGAGATTCTGCTGACCGAAGTGGGAGAGAACTTTAACCCGAACAGTCACAACCAGGTACGCCGCCTGCTCTTCGAGAAGTGGGCTCTCCCTGCCAACAGCTTCACCGGGACAGGTGAGCCGAGTACGGATGGCGCCACCCTACGTTGGTTGATCGCTAACCCTATCCTTGAAGACTACCAGAAGCCTGTGGTTGAAGCCCTACGTAAGTACCGGAAGGTCACTAAGCTGCTCGATACCTACGTGCGTAAGCTCTCCCCCGAGGGTGGGTGGGTAGATACCGAAGGCTTTGTGTACCCTGACTACAATGTTCACGGTACCGTGAGTGGTCGCTTCTCTAGCTCGAACCCTAACTTCCAGAACATCCCCTATTCATTACGCAACATCTTCGTCCCTGCTCCAGGCATGACATTCGTAGGCGCCGATTTCGACCAGCTTGAACTCCGCTTTGCCTCCGCGCTATCGGGTGCAACCCACTACTTAGATGCGTTCGAGAAGAGGGTCATCGACCCACACAACCTCACGGGCGACATGATGTTCGGCGACAAGTTCTGGGAGACAGAGGGTGCGCCTAAGACCAAGATTCAAAAGGGTAGTGGTCAGTTCAAGAAGCTGCGTGACTTGGCCAAGACCATCTGCTTCGCGTCATTGTACGGGGCGTCTGCTCCCAAGGTGCATGAGATTCTAATGCAAGCAGAGGATAAGGAGGGGAACCTCCTCTACTCTCACTATGGGATACGCGAGGTGCGTGCCCTCCACCGCCGATGGCTCCGGGCTGCACCCCAGTTCCAAGCGTGGTGGGAACAACAGCTTAGCTTTTGGCGGCAGCACGGGTTTGTGCAAGAGCCTGTACTCGGGCGCCGTCGTTACTTTTGGGAAGAGGACTTCAATGCTATCGTTAACTTCCCGGTTCAAGCCGGGGGATTTAGCATCGTAGCGTTGGGGATGCTCGACCTGATTAAAGAGATTCCGTTCGAGTTTACCCGCCGGATAGGAATTGTAAACCAACTGCACGATGCGGTATTACTTCAGGTACCAGAAGCTCGTGCTCATGACACCCAGCGTATCATCACTCAATGCTTAACCCGTAAGCTAGACGGACTACCCGTCACGTTTACAGCCGAGGCTCACATTGGTGATTCATGGGATCAAGTCTAGGAGAAACAAATGTCTGTTCCACACATTACAAGTATACATACCAACGTTAAGTTCCCGAACTCACTGGTCATCAAGAACCTTGAACCACACCTGTTCATCACAGGGGACAACGGTACGGGCAAGACTGCCCTCATCAATGCCATCGAGCTAGCCCTCCTCGGAGAGGCCCATGACCTGGGTGGCCGAGACAAGGCCCGCTCTACTGCTATCTTGTCCCAACTTATCCCACCTGGCGAGACCAGTCTCTTCAGCTATGTCACTCTTAGTGATGGCACTGAAGCTAGCTGGGTCTTCGAAGAAGGTAAGCGCCCTGTCCACAATGCTCCGGACAAGCCCGTGAACTTCTTGATCCCCGAGATCTTGTCCGCCCTGGCTGGGTCCAAGCTCGTGACTGCGCGCTTCCTACTTAAATACTTTGGGCTAGGCGCACAGCGTGCCGAGTTCATGACTCTGCTCGATGATGAAGAGAAGGTCCGCAAGCAGACAAACTCTTGGCGCTCCGAAGTCAAGACCCTCAAGACAGCCCTGGACGTTCTGGGCGCCTCTGCTACAGAAGCGGCGGCATACTCGGATAAGGTAACTCAACTCCAAGCTATGCAAACATTGCTTCGCCTGCAGGTAGACAAAGCTTTTTCCAAGTGTGGTGTGTGCGGACAGGACGCGGACCTTGCCGTGTTCGGGGCACGTCTCGCTAAGATTGAAGCAGCCCTTGCCAAGCTGGATGCAGGCAACGCACCAGCCCAGGTGGGTGGTTTACAGCAGGCTTTAGCTGAAGCCGAGCGTCACCTAAGCCTAGCCTCCACCAAGATGAAGGCCCTCCAAGCAGAGCTTATTAGCCACGCTGCAGAGACTGCTCGGAACTTCTTCCAAGTTCCTGTCAGTGATAAGCTAAGTCGCGCTGTGGGTGTACTCGAAACCAAGAGCAACTTCCTCGTGGGCTTTCTTGTTATCGATGAGAACACAGGGGAGCAAATGATTCAATCCCTGGTGTCTGGTGCTGAACTCACCAAGCTAGCCATGGGCATAGCTCGCGTCATCATCGACATTCCTTATCCCGAAGACCACAACCCTGTAGGTATCCCAATGCTGATTACCCCTGACCGTGGGCTGGATACCCGTACCCTTAAAGAGTTGCTGTTAACGCTCCGAGAGATTGATGCGACCACCATCATCCAAAGCCCTACACAACCTCGGGGTCGTCCGACAGCCGGGTGGACTCGTGTTATAATGCACGCAGATCACATCGAGGTAAATCGAGATGGCGTACAAGAAATCCAAAGCAGTGTCGGATAAAATTCGTAAGCTAAGTAAGGAAGGCTACAAGCAAAAGCAAGCTGTAGCCATTGCCTTAAACATGAAACGCAAGGGCAAGATTGGACCGAGGGGTGGCTACAAGAAGTAGCTACCTCGCTAGAAAGTCTCGGGCGAGCATCATACCCACGCCTAGCTCTACGTAGTCTCGCATTGAAGAGCGCTTAAGGTTAACGCCCAGGAGACTGCAGGCGCACAACTCAAAGGCCTTGCCCCAAGCATCTGTTTCCCATTTGTGGTGTAGCGCTTCTAAGTAAAGTTCGATTAGAGGTTTAGCTACCCACCGCTTGCGTTTACCTTGAGCAACCCGGACACCTGCATCCGAGTTGAGTGAACTGATAGCGTAGCGTAGCTGGTCTTCCAGCCCCGGTAATGTAGCTAGCGGATCACGTCGGTAGTAGTTAAGTGTCTGGGTCCCGTTGAGCAGATGGACTACTAGCTTGGGAGCGTGGTACTCCATGAACATACCCCCGAGTAACTGGTGGGGACTGGACTCTTCTTTTAGGGTTTCAGCCCAGACACAGAAGTCTTCCCAAGAGATAGTTTCTTGGCTCGACGCAGAGAAAATGCTCTCGGCTTTTTCCAGCACCTTACTCCTCACTTTCAGCAGGAGTCACAATGATGGGATGAGCCGCCACGGGAGCTTTCGTTTTAGTAGGTACAGGGATGGGGGTGCCCACAATTGCGGCCATTTCCTGAACATCCGCCACCCGAGTACCCATTAGCGACAGAAGTATCGCCAATATGATTACGATGGTTTGAGGGTTAACCAGACTTCGCAGCCACTGGGCGTGCGCTGCCGCAGCTTCTTTTTCTTGAAGCTCCCGTCGTTCCCGGTATTCCTTAGCTTCTTTGTCTTTTTCTTCTAACAAATCCATCATACGAATTTGTTGCGTAGCTAAGACACCGTGCCGTTCCTCGGCTCGTTCAGCCTGGTTATCCAACTGGTAGGTAATCTTTGATACATCTATTTTAAGAGTAGACACATCTGTCTCCAGGCTAGTAATACGACGTTCGTGATTATCAAGCTCGCTCATAACTCGTGTCCCTCTAACAAAGTGTACGTGAAAGTTTCTCCAAAGTAAAAACAAGAACGCCGCACAAGAGCTAGGAGTTCAGCAAAGTCATAGGCGTTCGCGAGAACTTGGCAACCTGCCGACCAGCGATGAACATTTTCTGATTCCCCAATCGCCGACGCACGGTGGATATTCAACCCATACAGCCCCGTCTCGGTAACTCCTGTCCAATCCAGAGTACCGTCTTTATTAGAATCACGCCAGACTGTAACGGGTTTTGTCTGCACAATGGCTTCGTAACCTTTGTGCGTTCCCATTCGGTACGCCCCTCGGTACTGTCCTGGCACCATAATAGCAGTCCCCTTCACATTAAGAGGGTTCTCCCTATAGTACAGGCCGGGGTCCGTAGTGCAGAGCCATCGACGGAAAGTCCATTGGCCACCCTCATCGCACCAACTGCACGTCAGCCAGTCATTGAACTTGTTTGAATGTTGATCTGGGTGACGGATACCTACGAGGTTAATCGACTCGGGTTTAACGAACCAAGCATATCCCTTTCGGATCATGGCATCTTGAACTAAAGTTAATGTGGGTGCATTCATTAGGATTTTCCGTAAGTTTTGGCGCGCAACCCTAGTGACTTTCGTCGCTGGGCTGCAGCTTTTTGTGCGGTGCTTAGCTCTGAACGAGTCTTCGGTGTCTTCTTACTTACCTTCTTAGTCGGGCGACAGTAGCCTTTGCCCTTGGGGTCATCACCACAGTCTTTACCTCGTTCGTTTTTCCAGTCTTCTTTTTCCCAGCGCTTTAAGCTGGCTCCGGCTTTACCCTTACGGACTTGACCCTTTTTCTTGCGACACTTAGCTAAGGCTTGGCTAGCCCGAGCAGAGGGAAAAGTCTTGTACCGACTCTTCACGCTGTAGTAACAAGAGTCTTTAGCCATTACCATTTCACCTTATCAGCCCAGTATGCTGCGGAAGACTTACCCTTGGCGATGTTTTTACCGTGACGGGATTTAAAGCTGTCTCGTTTTTGTTCCATCTTTTTAGACTCACCCGACTTGGGTTTGCCCGCCGTCTTAGCCCCTTGCTCGCCGAACCGTATCACACCCTCTTTACTGCCTTCTTTAAAGTAGACAACGTGGGACTTCTTCGCGTGTCCCGGAGTTCGCTTAGGTTGGTTGACCCCTTTCAAACCGAGGCGTTTTAACACAGCCTTCCGTCGAGCATTCTTTATGGGCATTACTCCCCCAGCTTTCCTGCTTCGCGCAGCCGGTCATAGACCTTTTGCACTAAAGGTTCCAGGGCACTACGTGCAATGGCTTGCAGCAAAATACCATCCACCACCTCAAGAGGTAGACTCAACCAAGAGGGGAGCCCGTGCCACTTGAGAAAGCTATCAGCCTGGGCGGCAAGCTCATCCAGAACTTCCTGCATCTTCTCTTCACCAGGAATAGCATCTGCCGCAATGTCTAGGATAAGGTCTTCAGCTAGGGGCTCTAGTACCTCAAGCTTAATACCTAAGAAAGGACCACGCTCTTCTTTACGCTTAGCCCGACGCTCTGCCCGGAGAGCTTTGCGCTCCTCTTTCCCCAGACTCTTACGCTCTTCTTTACTTAATAGCATCGTAGCTCCTTATAAAACTTTTGTTGCGGCACGGACGTCGTTAAGAACAATGGGATCATCGGGGGTAATTTCAAGTAACATCCCTTCAATAGCGTTCTTTTTTAGTACGGAGACTTCTTCTTGTAGGCGCTCTTGAGCTTGTTCTTGTGCTACTTCACACGCTTTTTTAAAAAGGTCTGCGTGTTGTTTGATCTCTTCCCGCTCTTCAAACGCTCGAATGGTAACGTTCTCGTGAGTAAAAACAAGCGGAAGAATCCCTTGTTCAGTAACTTCACCAAAGTCTGCCTTTAATTTTAATAGTTCGTTGCAAGCCTCTTCCCCTGTGAAGTCAATACGGCAAGCAGTTGTAGCCGGGATAGTGAGACAGACACTATCGGCAGCAGGGATAACAGATAAGTTAGGCATAAAACACTCCTTGTAATGTGTAATATACCCCTACCACCCGAAGGCAGTAGGGGCAAAGTTGTCTAAGCTTATGGGATCTCAATGATGAACTGAGGTTGGAAATGCACCATGTTATCTGTGGCATTACCACTTCGATACGCTAGCATGCCCACTTGAAAAACCACCGCGCCACTAGTTGTTGGCGGCGTTAAGGTAACTTTTCCTGGAGTCTCAGAAAGGTACACACGCTTACCTCGGTCGGCTAAGGCTGGGGCACTATCGAAGATAACTTCAATCATCTGCCCTTGAACACTGTTAATGTCCCCCCAGTTCCCCGAGGTGATGCCAGCACGGGCTGTGCCTACAGCCATCGAGGTATCAATCGAGGAGGCATCGGCTTCAACCACGCCTGTGCCCGCAAGGTTCCAACACACCATAGCGTTGGCACTGATGTTGTCTCCTGCGATCATTCGCATACCAGCGGCGGCACCTTCGTCGTTAGCTCCAACAGAAGGGTTATCACCGTTGACACTTAAGAAACCTCGGTTTCGAGTGTAGCCCGCAGCGTCTAGCTGAATTTCACCCGAAGTGGTGGTTTTGAGTGTCAGGTTAGCGGAAGTAACATTGATCTGTGAAGCCGCTGCACCGTCGATGTTTACGGCGCCACTAGAATCCAGGTCAAACGTTGCACAATCTTGGTCGAGTGTTTGTCCAGCGGCATTGAGTAGGTACGTGCCCCCGGTCGAAACGACAGAGTGTCCCGTTGAACCAACCAAAGCCAATGTTCCGGTAACGTTTAACGTTGAACTGGCGCCCGCAGTCACGTTGAAAGCACCCGACGGTCCAAAGGCATAACTTGCCATGGACGAATCAGTGAGTGCACCGGATGCGATCTGAACTGCAGCACTACCATTCTTCATGACCAAGGCTGTCGAACCGTTAAGTGTAGAAACCACACCATCCATATCGATGTTGCCCGTTGTGTCAATATCGAGAGACCCCGCGTTAATATCAACGGCAGCACCTGCCGAAGTAATATCGATTTCAGAGCCACCACCTGCGAGGTTTAGACCACCAGCACCACTCAAGGTGAGTGCTCCTGAACTCGTAGTTAAGTTAGACGCTCCGGCCGCATCCAGCGAAAGTGCTCCCGCACTGTCAATGTTAACTGTTGCTCCGTCGAGGTCTAGGTCACCTGCAGAATTGATGTTGATGTCACCCGAAGTCACAGTGTCAATGTCTAAGTCGGCACTGTTCATCTGAATAGTGCTATCGCTAGCTCCAGTGATTTGAACCGCACCAGTTGCGTCGAGGTCAAAGGTTGTACAATCCATATCGATTGTACGGCCCGTCGCATTCAAGAGGTAGGTACCTCCAGTAGAAACAACCGAGTGTCCAGTTGAGCCCACCAATGCGAGTGTTCCTGTCACGTTTAGAGTAGAGCTTGCTCCGGCGGTTACGTTAAAAGCCCCCGATGGAGCGAACGCATAGGAAGCCATTGAAGAATCAGTGAGAGCGCCCGAAGATGCGATCTGTAATACTGAAGAGCCTTGCCCAATTACCACAGCGGTCGAACCTTTTAGGGTCGAGACCGTACCATCAATATCAATTGTTCCACTGGAATCAAGATCAACTGAACCGACGTTTACATCAAGTGCACCCGTTGTCGTGAGGTCAATTTCAGAAGCGTTACCCGCAATAGAAACACCACCTGCACCCGACAAAGTAAGCGCTCCTGAAGATGTAGTAAAGTTCGAGGCTGCCCCTGCATCCAGGGAAATTGCACTAGAAGCTACTGCATCCAAAGTAGTACCATCGAAGTCAATTGAAGTATTGACGTCAAGAGCACCGCCTGAAACTTGCAAGCCGCCCGTAGTCGAAACTGCAAACAGTTGGTCACCTGCAAAGGTAAGTGCCCCTGAAGTACCGTTTGTTGTAATAGTTTGACCGGCCGCATACGCTTGCTGAAGCGTAGTAGAAGAGTCCTCACCTGTTTGGATTGAGCTATAAGCAATACCGTCACCAGCAACGTTAGTGATGTTACTACCTTTACCTACCTGCCAATCACCCGAGGTGTTTGCTTTCATAATAGAAACAGCTACACGAACAACTGTGGCTGCCGTATCACTACCATTGGTAGTAAGCTGGTTTTTGGCCCAGGAGTGAATTGCCGGTACGCTTGTACCACCGGTTCCCATTAGGGTAAAGTTGGTACCACTAATACTCTGAAGGATGTAAATACCATCGTTAGCAGGGTCAGTAGCATTTGATACCTGGATCACATCGAAGTTAGCAAAGCCACTGGCCGATGCTACGCCGATAACAGGGCCACTGCCTGAGCCTGCAGTAAAGGCCGTAGACGTAGTTGACGCCGCAGTATCCGGATCATAGTTAATCGTAATGCCACCCTGTTGGGCGGTATTCGAGGCATAACCATGATTTAAGTCAAGAAAGTTATCCTTAATGAGTACAGTTTCAGAATGAACTGTAGTGGTTGTACCTGTGACGGTAAGGTTTGCATCAATTGTCGTATCAACTGAAACTTTAAGCGTGTCGCTACCAGTGTTAATTGTACGGAATTTGCCGCTCTCGTAAAGAACGAGGTTATTAGCTTGTTCTGACATGTTGGGCCTCCAACTAGTTTTTTAGGGAAGTAAAGCAATGAGCTTTGGAAAGTAAATTAAGTTAGCTAACGTTGAACCGTTTGCTGAATAGACGAGACCAACCTCAATCACCGCAGCGCTGCTGGTTGGTGCCGTAAGGGTACACGTGCCCGCACCCGTTGTCAAATAGGCCAACTTACCTATATCGCCAGTTGCTACGGAAGAAGCAAACCTTACGGGAATTGAGTTTCCGAGTTGTGTGAAAACAGTAACGGCATTGCCTACGGTCGCTGCTTCACGTGCGATCCCCACAACGTGAAAGGGTGCGTGAGAAGAATACGCAGCAGGGTTAGTTGCATTCGCAGGGATGACACGAGCGACGTTGTTAAACACAAGCACGTCACCAATAGCAATGGTGTCGCCCGCAGTAAAACTAAGGAAGGTGTTACCACCTCCGCCACCTCCGCCGCCGCTGTCGCTTCCACCGCAACCGCCTTGTAGGGAAGACCCTTGCACTGACTAACCCCCTATGACGCTTGAAGTGCGTAGCCCTGTGTAAAGAGGCTTTGGCTGTTAGTTCCTTGTGGTAAAAGTATAACGGTACCCCCGCTAATAAGCGTGTGGATCTCGTTGTTATAGATCTCCGTAACTTCAGAAGCAGAAAGCACCCGACCCCAAATGGCGATCTCGTCCATGCGATCTCCAAAGGTGTGCTTGCCGGACCAACCCGAGGTTAGGTTTCCTATCCGACTGAAGTTAAACGTGTTCGATAACGCAGCGTTTACTGCCGTAGCCGTTGCAACACCATTGATATAGTACGTAACCGTATTGCCAATCGCCGTAATACAAATGTGCGTCCAAGCATTCACATAGGGCGCAGCACTACCATCAATAATAAGTTGTGTACCGCCAACAATTAAGTTTGCCGGTTGCCAAACAGCGCCACCACCGACACCAGCGAAGACCTTCTTCGCACCGGAAAATCCGTACCCCAAATAAAAGGGCATGAACTGGCTGCCGCCTGTGTCATCTGTTAAGAACGAGGTAGCGTTACCTGCACCTGCGGCACCATTGTTGATGTTGTATACCCAACACGACGCTGAATAGCCCGACGCTGCCGTGTTAACCGTAATGTTCGACGTAGTAGCTACGTCGTTAACACTACCCGTATACAACCAGCCGTCACCATACTTACCATTGGCAGTAATAGTGACGCCCGAAAGGGTTGCATTGTAAGTATCTTGCTCGTCATTAGCGTTAGCGCAACGATAGTATGCAAGTAAGTCCGTACTTATAGACATTCGCCCCCCTTGGGCTACATACTACCACCCTGTCGCATAAAGTAGACTGCACCTTTAGGTTCGCCTTGGTCGGCCCAGACAATGGCACTTGCATGTCGACCACTAATCTGTTGAATTCGTGAGATGTAACGGCGAGGGTTAGCTGAAGCTACCCCGTTGACATTCCTCAAATCAATCTCAATCATGTAGTCTTGGACAGAACTAATCCCAGTTGCTCCCGCAATATTATCAATCTGGATGTAGCCCCAGTCTGTGTTAGTTGCCGTGCTTGGAGTCTGTTTCCCAGAAAAACGTACCTTAATATACAGTTTAGTCGCAGTCGAAAGGTCAGTAACGTTGACAAAGATATCGAGTTGCTTGCAGCCCTGAATGTTGACAGAGTCTGTTTGTGCAGTTGCTTGGGCCTCCGCAGTCGGAGCCCCCGCAGCCGTCGCATAGAAGTTACCACTGGCATCAAGAGCCAAAGTCTCAACTACATCGCTATAACGCAGCCTTGGGAAATCTGAATTAGCCATTGTAACACCCCTCTAAAAAACTAAGGTAGTGCCATCGTATCAGCAAGCTCAATGGCCCCATTCGTGGCGTCTTTTACAATAGTCTTGCCCACGACCCGAACACCCGTTAGGCCCCCAGAGGCCGCCACAAGGGTGCCATTTCCCGTAGCATCAATCCACCAAGGATCTCCGACGTTTGTAGCATTGGTATTCTGCCCTTCAATTAAAATCCAAGGGGTAGCAACACCGTACTCTCCAGCCGGAGTAGCATGACGCATAAACAAAATTCGACCGCGCACACCTGCTGCAGAAGTAGCGTTAGCAGGCTGTACCTCGCCAATACCACCCCGAATGCCCTGGACTTGAACTGCGGCATACTTACCAAGCTCTGCCCCAGTTTTGTTGTATACCTTAACCCCTTCGGTCCAGTTAAAGGAACCCCCAGGCTTGACCCATCTATTCTTAATGCTAGGCATTGTGCCTCCCTAGTTCTCTAAATATTCTGTTAAGCAACCCTCGTCCCCGACGGCGCCTGTTCGATTAGCGTTTTTAAGTTCGTATTGAAACACTTCCATAGCATCTTCTTGTGAAGGCTTCTCCGATTCAAGCCACTCTTTAATCGTAGCGAGTGTCCGTGTGACCTCGGCTAAGTCCAGACTATCTACTGTTTCAGTCGTTTCTTGAGGTATTTCTGAGGGAGCTTCAGCCCAGTAGCTGTGTTTCGTCGCACCCTCTATCCACAAACATTTTTTAGCCATAACTTTTTCTCCTCTCTTCGAGGGCTACGATGGAGTCTTCGTCCAAAGGTTTCCTATCTTCAGGAAATAATTTAGTTGATGACCCAATGTAACACACGTTTATGTTTTCTGTCTAATCAGTTTCTAAAAATTCTCGCGTACCTTCTGCTCGACCACCAGCCTCTCGGAGAACGTCTTCTGCACTACGGCGTATTTTTCTAGCTGTAATGTCACGCCCTTCTTCAGCAGACAGTCCCTCGTATCTACGAGTGAACCCTAACCACTCCGACAGAAGCCAAGCCATCCCGCGCTTTGTCCCTACATCCCACTCGGCCTCATCTGTCGGGTTAATGGTTTTGTTTAGGCTTAAAGCTGTTTTTGTCAATCGAGGTAACTCTGTACCAAAAAACGGTACCGCGTCTAACCCGTCGCGAAAAGCGCGCGGCATCGTAAGCTCCCCGTAACGATTAGGTACGAGAGCTTCCCCGATGAAAGGGTAACGTTCCATAAGTTTCAGTGCCTCTAAGCGATCGGGTATTCGAACAGCCGGAGACATACTTTTACCAGAAAACCCGTCCCAAGCTCCCTTAACGCCGGTACGCATGATAGGGTTAAGTTGATCTGTAATCAAAGTATCAAACACCTGTTCGTTAAAGTCTTCCCCTACGATAAAGTCTTCTGTCCCAGGGAAATTAGCTATCGCAGCACTACCTACCATCCCTTGGAGCAACGTTAGGTAAATTTCTACCGTTTCAAATGTACCAAACGATGGCCCAATGCGAATCTGTTGTTTGCCTTCTGGCGTTAGTTCCGAAGCAAGAATAGGTCGACTGCCGTAGAATTCAGGGCGAGTTTTCATACCAGCAACTTGAACCGCTTCGGCATACCCCAACTCTTCCCCGCTGTTGTCGTTCACGTAGTCAGGTAAACCAAAGACGATATTACCGCTTTTCCTTACACGGTTTAGTTTACCGGTGCCTAGGATGCTGTACTTCACTAGATCGCTACCACTATAGGTTAGTGGTTGGGTTAAAGCCGAGGCCATTTGTTGCATTGAGAGCCTAAAATAAGGATAGAACGCCGACATGTAGGCTAACTTATTCATCTCATTTTGGCTTACACCATGGCGCCAGTCGTAGAAAGTATCTTCTACGGCTTTCTGGGCTTCCTTTGCGGTGGCTCCCCGGCGTAATCGATACTCTAAATACATCGCTGCACGTTGATGATCTTGAGTTTGTCGAACTAAAACTTCACTGTAGTCTTGCCACCAGGTCGCCGCTTTTTTAGCTTTTTTGAGTTCAGTACCGAAAGGTATTTCAGGAGGTTTAAATCGCTTTACAATATCCGCAGCCGCTTTCCGCATGTCTTCGCTGTACAGTGCATCAAACACGTTTCTTTCTGACATTTCAGCTAGCAACTGAGACGAAGTGGCCGTCCCCTCTTTAACTTTATAAAGCTCATCCGGCTTTCGATTGGTCAAGACACTTTGTACATGTGGGTTTACAAAAGCATTCAGGGGTGAGGTGAGGGAGAGCTTACCTTGTGCGCGGGCGGCGGCGCCTACATCCTCTAAAGCTTGGGTAATTTTGGGACCAAAGTAAGGGACATACGTAAAGGCATTTTGAAAAGCCATGGGGACAGCCCCACTAAAGTAGAGCGCACCATCAGGGCCCCTTCTTGCTGTGAGAGCCCCTTCCATCATAAGCATCTGAGCGAAGTCGCCCGCCATCTGGTTAGCAAAGTAAGCGGGTCGGGGCACGAAGAGTCCCCGTGTTACAGAGGTACGCCACAACCGTAGCCACGTACTCGTTTGGTTGACATGCTTATCGGTAAGCTTTGAGTGACTTCCTGTTCGATTTAGAGTCTTAATCGCGGTATCAAGTTGGACCTCGATCTGTTTGATAAGGGGCGCGGCTGCGAAGATACTTTCACCCGCAGCGTTTCGGCCTACACGTAAGAAGCCCATTTGAAGATCAGCAGCGCCTTGCGCGGCATCTGCCACATCATTCATAATGTCGCTGTCGAACGTTACACCCCAACTTCGAATAGCCTCGATAGCTTCCGTGGGGTCAAACCCAACGTTCCGACCCGTTATAACTGATTCAAAAGCTGAACTGCTACTGTCCGCCCGCGCTCCTGATAAGATAAAGTTAGCCTTCTGCGCTGCTGCAGGAGTCATCGACGGACCTAAGGCATCGGCTAAGTTTTGATTGATAAGCCGTCGGTTTTGTCCTAGTAGCATCGATCGAGAGAGGAATGATAGTGAAACATGCTCGGCTTGTAAGGGATCTACGGCGTCGATTACTTCGTCAGTAACTTCATCTAACGCTGAGGGTTTAGGGGCTCTTGTGCGGTACGCCCCCCGAAATGAGAAGAAGGTATTTTTCCTTAGCAAGTTGGCGTATTCTTCTGCCGTACTTGCTCTCATCAACGACTCAAAGGCCCTAGGCATCAGAGCACCTATCTCTTTTTCCATAGTGGTGATACTGGCCGGTAAAAAAGACACGGCGGTACCGTAGAAGGCGCCGTCCCTCGATGCGAGGAAACTTGTTAGTTCCTCATCGGACATGCCTTGAACTGACTCTTGAACATACTTTTTAAAGTTCTGGAAGACGGTCAGTTCATTGTAGTGGTTAAACACTGCTACCCGACTCGGGGTTACTTGCTCAGTGCCAAAAACCCCTTTGCTGACAAGGGGTAGATTTTCTGATGTGTCCAGTGCTTTAAAGGCAAGGGTGCTAAAGTTCGTGCCTTCAGTATCGATGTTGCCTAGCAAGTAAGTAACAAACTCGTTTTCGGCGTCTTCACCTCGAACCAAAGCCCGTTTTACTACGTCTTGGACATTAGTCTCAAACCGACCCAAACGACTCCGACGCGCATCAACTTTATCCCCAATCTTCATGATTTGGTTTACTACATACGCGGCCATGTCTTCAAGAGTTTTCACTCGTCCAAGAGTTCGTGTATTGCTTTGCCAAGCTTCGACGACACCCCGACCGATTGATATAGCTGACTCTGTCTCTGTCAGAGTCTTACCTGCAAGGGGATCGGTAATTAGTTTAAGACGTTCTAGGTCCCTCGCCGATACAGGGACCACTGCTCGTGATAGAAGTTTCTGGGTAAGAGCTTCCCCCTCTACAGTCCCTCCGACCCGAGCAATGGCTGCGGCCAATTCTCTCCCGCTAAACTCTGCTTCTAAAGAGTCTAACCATGCTCCGGCATCTAACGTAAATTTATTTGGGCTAGTTCGTGTCACAAACTTTGTGGGCTCGGTATCAACCCGACGTTCAAGAAGAGCCTGCTGCTCAATTTTAGGCTTACGTAGTAAGTCCCTGTAGGCATCTAGTGAGTCAGCAACTTGGGTAAGAGACTCTTGGATTTTTGCAACAAGAGGGGCGCCAACCAAACCCTGTGCTTTAGACCTAGCTTGTGATAAAGCCGCGTATTCATCCACATTCATAAAAATCGTTTCACTAAGATTTTTACCCGTGGCAGCCTTATAGGTTTTCTTTAGTAGTGCTTTCGCCTCGGCCGCTTCTCTCGCTGCAGTCGCGACACTTCGTGCTGCAACATCAATGGGAGCTTTAATCAACCCTGGTTTTATCTCACGCTGAGCCTTGGCTAGCTTAGACATTAGTTCGCGACGATCTTTTTCAAGCTTAGCTAGAGCCTTGGCATCTTCTGTTGTTCTAACAGTGGTTTCGGCGCGAGCTATCTGACGATTTAACTTTGCTACGTCATCTGTAAGCGTTGTCGCAGTCTGTAAAGCGGCCTTACTCTTCATAACGTCCACGGTCAACTTACTTAAATCAGGGACTAAAACACCCCTAAGATCCGTCTTAGCAATGTCGCTTAACCGCTCCCCGGAAGCTTGGGCTGCTCGGATAAAGTTGTCTTGATTCTCGGACTGCTGTAATTTATGTAGGTAGTACGCCCTTAAGTTAGTTGACGCCTCCCCGAACACTTCGTCTGCAAGTTGCTTTGAGACGCCTTGTTCGTCTAGGACACGATTTAATTCACTAAGTACACGTCGTTCTTGACGAGCAAACTCTCCGATAATACCTTCGGTTGCTTCTAATTCTTTTAGGCTTTTTCTTGATAGGTCACTTATTTGAGCACTAATCTCAGCGTTTTGTCCTGCCGGAGGCAAGGCTAACTCACCCGCAACGATAGCTCGGGAGATAAACCCTGCAGCTTCTTCGCGCCGTAAGGTGTCTAACGCATCTAACGCAGCATCAAGGTCTTCTGGATTTTCTCCCATTTGTGCTACTATCTCACGGATCTGAGCCGCTTCTTTTTCCGCCTTTCTAGCTTTAGCGACGTCCCCTATACGGCCCACCCCAGCAGCTTCTGCGGCTAGCTTTGCGGGAGTCGTAGCTACTTTCCCCAGGCCTCCGGTTACCAGAGTGAACAGGTCCGGCTCGGTTAGCACCAACCCCAGTGCAGCATACCAAGCTGCTCCTTTAGCAGCAGTGGGGCTAACACCCAGTGCTTCTAGTCCCTGGGTAATTTGAGGAATATCCCGGAAGACACTGTACCCCTGCTCTTGTCTCGTAAGGTGCTCGATGCTGCCCCACTCCACATCCTGGCGGGGGTCTAACAACCACGACATAATAGGTCGCCACGGCCCAAAGTCTAAGAAGTAGTCGAGGTAGCCTTCTCCTAATTGATCTAAGGTTCGGCCGTAGTACAAAGTACCTTGACCCATTCCCTCAAAGCTCTGTGGGTAAAGAACACGTTTGAAAGGAGCCTCAAACTGGGCCACTTTACTTCGTAAAGACTGGTCTTCTTGGGGGAAGATCCTATCGTAAAGCCCTGCGAAGCTCAGGACGGGGTCGAAGTAGCTGAGAGGATCACGACCTTCGATAAGGTCCTGCTTAAACTTTTCCCGGTCGGCAATGTAAAGCACACCACCAAGACCTTGAAGTTGAGTGGACTGCATACGTTTCTGCGCTTTTTCAAGCAGTTCCTTACGCAAATCCCTTAGCTTCTCGGGACCAATTATTTTCTGTAGTTCTGGAATGCTACTTACACCTTTATCCCTTGCTTCATCGATTAGGTACGCCAGAGACAAGTTGTAGGCTTTTTGATCTAAGTCAACTGCATATGTTCCGTCAGACTGTTGTACTTGAGGGACAATGATGAGACCTTTTTTAACGGTGCCCTCACGAGGTAGTCGAGCTAACTCGCGTGAAGTTAAAATATACTGTTGTTGACGAACAAACTTTTCTCTCTCTTCTTTTGGTAGGTCTAGCGGATTGATACGCAGGATAGCGTCCTGCACCTTGGCTTCTTCTTCTAGGTCAAACTTTACCCCTGCGGCATTGCCAATAGGAGTGCGATCGTTGAGCTTATTGATCTGTGTTTCAATCTCATCCCCTCGATATTTTTCCCAGTAAGGATAAGCCTCTTGTACCGACCCATCCTCAAACACTGTGACCACCCGAGCATCCGGATTGCCCCGAGCTTTTAGGCTCTCGGTTAAATCCGTTTGAAGCTGGGACCGTTTCTCTGCTCGCTTTTTATCTTCCTCGTAGCCCTTGAGTAGAGCTTGCTGGGCCTCATACCTCTCCCCCCGAGGAGTAATTGTCGCCCCGTAGCGCTTAATCGCCTCGTAGTTAAGAAAGTCTCGCGCAACAGGACTAGCAATAATCGGGTTTACATTCTTATTTTCAACAAAATCTTTAATGGCGTAGTCGACAAAAGCCTCACGGTCTTCTTCCGTGCCCGCTGTAAAACCAAACTCTTGTCCCCGAGTCTTGTACAATGCATCAACGATCTCGTCACGGCGCTGCTGCATCTCGGGCAACATCTTACGCCGATACTCGTCTCGTTTCTTTTCTGAAGTGCGGAATGCTTCTACATCAAAAGTCGGCTTTGGTTTCTCGATTGGCTTAGGTGCAGCGGGGGCCTCTATCTTAGGTTGAGAGACTGCTGCTGGAGCAGTCACCGTCTCTACAACTTCCTCTTCTTCAACAATAGGCGTAGGTGCTTTTGGTACCGCAGGTGCTTTAGGAAACTTCTGCTGATATTTTTGACTTAACGCTTGACGTTGTGCAGGAGTAAGGGACATTACGGACGCATCCGCCGTAGAAGTTGTTTTCTCTTTTCATTTTCTAAACGGACCTGGGGACTTTCCCCCACTAGCCCATCACCATCACCATAAACTTCTTCTTCAATTCCGGCTGATTCAAGGTTAGTCTTTAAGACCTCGTTAGCTGTGGGGGGTGCATCACTAAGAGGTGTCCCCATTGGGTTCTCTGGCGGGGTGTCGAATACTTCGGTCTGCGCTTTAGCAACTTGTGCCGCACTTTCCGCGATAGCTTCTTCTGAGCCTGGTACGAGGTCCATAGTTTCCTGGGTGTCTGCCTCAAACTCAAACTCCTCAGGCGCCTCCAAAAGTTGTGTTCTTGGATCCAGCAACTCTTCCCTAGTTTGCTGCTGACGTACAGCTTCATCCATGCGTCGTGGCATTGGAACGGCCCCAGAGGGTCGGACCATCGGTTCGTCTACGACATCAAGCGCATCTTCAGGATCTTCCCCTAAAGGATCCGCAAATGGCATCTCTGGGTACGCACTTCTAACTCGCTGACGGGCACGGTCCTGTACCGTAGGTGTTTGCTCAGGCCGGGTAAGAATATCCACCTCGAAGATACTCTTAGAAACCTCTGGACTAAAGGTGTCCCCCCTCATTTCCAGGACGGCTCTATCATCGCTCTTTTTTGGGGCAACTGCCGCCGCGTTGATTTTATCTACTAAGCCACCCTCGGCATAAGGGTTTGCAATATAAGGGATAAAGTTTTTAGCACCGCGCCGCTTGGACTGAAACTCCCCGTCTTTAGTGACTCGGTACAAAAACGGATCCTCTTCCATGTCAAACTCAGTAAAAGAGTAGGCGTTAATATCGGGTTGTTCCCCCACCCCTGTAGCCGTAGTAGCCTCCGCAGCAGCGGGTACGTTTAGCTGGGCCGATTTAGACGGAGCTTTCTCTGTGGTTTCCGCAGGTTCTTCTTTCACGGTTTCTTCTGCCACAAACTCTTCACCACGACGCAACGCACCCAGCCGTTGCCGTCCCTCTTGACGCTCACCACGAGCCTGCTTCCGGCTCAACATTCTTGAGCCCCGTAATGCCATACGCTCTTCAATGTCAGAGAAAGGTCGGTCTTCTGCAGAACGCCCGTAGAACTCTTCCATAAATTGTTGAAACTCAGGACCACGCTGAAGGCGCTCTCGCTCCATCCGAATGGGCGGCCCCTCTTCAGGGAACTCAGTTAAGGCTTGTTGAATAAGGCTTACGTCTGCAGCTAGGGGTGCTGCACTTTCTCCCGAGGCCCTGCCGGTGCGTTCAGCCGCGTTCACCGCGTTTAGCTGTGCCACTGGACTAAAACCCATTCGAGCCCGAAGCTCCCGATCAATTTTTGCGCGTTCTTCTTTAATGGCAGTAAGTTCACCAGGAACAGCCTCAAGCTTGGCCTCAATGTCACCACTCAAAGAGCCCCAAGGACTATCCCCTGCTGCAGCCTCGACTAAATCTGCTTTCAAGGCGTCAAGAGTAGTCCCCCGTAACCCGGCTACTTTTGTCAGGTACCTCTCTAAGGATTTCCCCTTTAAGTCGGCTACTTTATCTACTATCTCTTTGTATACTGGGGATTGACCGGGTAAAAATGTTGTGATCGGATCTCCAGGATTAGCTGTTCTTAGTAACTGTTCGGCTTGAAGGGATACGGCCGTATCTTCTCCATAGAGTAGTTCCCGTTCTTGTTCATTTAAATATTGTAAACGATCTACTTTACCTTTACCGTAACTACCAGCCATTGCTGCAGCAACCGCCTTGTTAGTGTCTGCTCTTGCTTTAGCCAGAGCCACTTGGGTACTTTGAACAGCCCTAGCGGCTGCTTGGTCTCCTCTAAGAGCCGCTGCTTCTTGCCGTGCCTGAAGTTGTGCCAACTCCATTAGTTGACCTAAACGCGAGTCGAACTCACTGCGTGTAAGTCGGTAAGGAGACTGACTAAGGTAATACTCTTGAGCAGCCCTGGGGTCCATGCCACCAGCAATACCCGCAGCAATAGCCGCACGACGGCCAATCTCATCCAGGGTAAAGTCTCGTTTAAAGCGACTGAGGTCTCGTACTTGTTGGTACAACTCTGGAGTTAATTCAGCCATTAGCTACCCCCCATTCCTGATAGAAGCCCGCTGGCTGTTGCGCCTTTCTTTTTAAGCGTATCCTGGGTACTTGGTGCATTTTCGATGCCAGCCATGCCACGCACCCCTTCAAGAGCAAGTCCCGGCTGTCCGGTAGCGGCACCCGCTACAATCATTCCGGCTTGAGCCGCAGTTTTTAAGCCCTCTTTTGCTTTCTGACGGGCAATATCTGCGCGTCGAGTCATTCGAGCACGAATCTGGTCAGCTTTTTGCTGTTCAAGCTGTTTGCTTAGACCTAGCGTTTGTGCTCGGCTTTGTGCCTCAGCTTCTGCTCCACCTGCGCGGCGGGCCGTAAAAGCCTCTCGTTCCCGCTCGGCATCGGTTAAACCAAGGGATCTAGGATCTGTTTGCAATGTTTTAAACTGCTGCAGCGTATCTCGTTTGTCTCTCTTCTCTGCGCCAATAGCTCCGAGAGCCCCTGGTTTGTATTTACCTAAAGCCATGTTGGCCTCCTATGGTTCCATGCCTTGAAAACGTAGCTTATCTTCTTGCACCCCTGTCCGACGCGCCGCTTCCCCTCTAAGGTCATCAATCTTTTGCTGAAGACGCATTTTCTCCGCCTCTAATCTCTCGATCTCCCGACCGATATAAGGTGTAGGTAAATCCGAAGTTACGGGTTGAGTAATGGCTTCTTTAGCCGCAAAGGCTACATCCTCAACAGGTTCTAGTGCAGCCTGTGCTCCCCCTGCAAGCGCTTTAGGAATAGCACTAACAGGACGCATCTCCCTACGCTCGGCACGTGTTTCGGGGTCAAACCGAATATCTCGTACAGGTTCGGGTTCATAGGCTACGGCTCGATCAATTGATGAACCTAAACGACTAAACAAACCTTGGGCCACCGCTTCGCGATTCTGCTGTAGCGCTACCGGGTCAGGAACCTGGGATACACTTTCAGCAACAGTAAAGTCAGTGAACCCAGGCTCAACTTCTTCTTCGACCTCGACCTCGACCTTGGCATCCCCAGCCGGAGGAGGAGGCGCACCTTGAGAAGAGCCGGTGCCCTTGGATGACGTAGACTTCCTCTTAGACTCATACCGCGCGAATAGCTTAGCTCGTTCTTCTGGTGTCATTATCCTGACCTCCTCAAAGCTACATAACGCAAGGACCGAGCCCAGACCCGTGTCTGCCGACAACTATCATAGTAACTTTCTTGATGGGAATAACCTTCCCCTCCCGTCTCTGTGGCAAAGTCTAACCGTTGGGGGCTTCGATTCTTATGTGGAGCAGAACCACTCAAAAGACGTAAACTAATATTATGCCAACCTGCAGCCAAAGACACTGTACAGTGTCCGTGCCAATAGCGGTTTTTTATCATACCTAAATGAACATTGTCCTCTAAATTTACCGTACCGTTACTAGAGTTAGAATCAGCGTCTAACATACCTTTTCCAATACCGTCTTCTTTAACAGGATAAATAGACCGACTACACTGTCTCATTTGCGCCGTTTGCAAGGCATTATTCACAAATAACGCTACGTAAGAATCAGCACCAGCACGGCCGTCACTTCCCCCTCGGCTTTTTGTTGTGCTCATACACTGCGCCCTAGAGTCACTTCCCCAACCTATCGTCCAAGTTAAGACGACTAAGGCAGCGTCTGGAAGATAGAACGTAGCGGAGGCCCCAGGAACCGGAATAAACCTTGTAAGATAATCTTTAGGATTAACCGAAGTTGGTCCGGGTCTGGCCGCAGATAAACTAATATCTGAAAACCAAGTTTTAAAATAGTCTAAATTAGCTGTACCAAAAGTGGTTCCTGCAGAATGAAATGAGTTTTCTTGTACTTGGTCATACGTAACTTGGGTAAACGACGCATCAGCATTTGTCTTATCCAGATGACCGTTCAGTCCATCGAGAGACACTGGTACGTTTGCTGGTAAATAGAATACTTCACTAACTTGAGTCCCTGTGGGAGTAGTACCATTTACAAACGGGTAATGGGTCAGGTTAATAACCGTCATGGTAAAATTCCATTGTGAAAGGGAATTACGCTTAAATTAGCTTCTCTGTAGTAGCCTTTAAACGTAAACGAAGCAGGCCATCCCGCTGTTGGTTGTAAGTTTACCACAGCACCTGCAATGCGAAAACCTCGTATGTTTGTGACTGAAAAATTGCCTACGTCTAACCACACACGCAAAGGCATGTCTTGAAACGTCCAAATATCTCGATCGTTAGAGTTGCTAAACGTAGGTGTTCGGGTAAACGGTCCCTCGCCCCATACTTTATCCGCGACACGCTCTGTTTGAAATCGTTCTGTCTTATCAATTGTAATCCAATTTATACCGTCGGTAGTGTATTGTACACAAACCATAAACGCCGTCTTCCCAGGCTTTGACTCTACGATCTCCGCTTCCCCTTCTGGAATGTACGTATTTCGTAAGAAATGAACATTAGCCAAAAGAAGTAGCCCCCCAATTTTCTGGGGATTAGCCATACCTAAAGTAAGCCCCGGTGCAGGGAATAATACTTCGAGGTTATTTCCAGCACCATCGTCTAAGACTTCCCGACCGGCATTTGCTCCGAACGTAGTATACTTAGATGTTACAAACACATCGGCATCGTTGGGATTAGGGGCAGGATTTATAGTTTTACTAAACCCCCCTGTAAATTGTTCCGCCGCTACAACACCTGTTGCAGGCAGGTGCACTTCTTGAAAGGCGCCTCGTTTAGCCGCATAATCCATTAAGGCATTTAAACCTGCGGTTGCACCAGCAACACCACCAAACCGTGTATTTAACGATGCCGCGTCAAAAGTAACCCCTTCAATAAGGTAGGGGTAGGTTAGGTCAGCCATCGTTACCTCCGAAGCTCAATAATAATTAGCTCTCGATTTGTAATTGATTTTACATACCTTTGGGGAGTTACTACAGTCGATTCAGTAAAATCAGATAGATCTCGTTTTGGGGGCATGGCCACTAGTTCAATTGTGTGTTGGCCAGGTGCAAGCTCAATTGTAGCTTCTACTACAATAGCTGCGTGCGTCGAAGTGATTGCCGGACTGTTAAAACAAAGCAGCCCAATTCCTTGTGGGCTAGGAAGGTACTGTTGTGTTTCCATCTGATCATTTTGAATATCGCCCGAACCTACAATAGATTGTGTTAAGACATTCCCGTCAACTCTTAGAGCAAACATTGCGCCATAAGCGGCTTCCGTCGTGTTTAAGTTTGTTCCATCAGTAAACGTTGCTCTATACCAGGGCAGACGTGCAGCAAAAGATGCTAGCACCCAGAAGTCGGCCCCTGTGGTAGTGACCGTTCTTAGTGGGCCAAGTCTCTGCCAATTAGGCTCATTTTCAATGCGTAAACTAGTCGACCCCCCTGCTAAAGGGTTGTCTGTAGGGTCTACTATTGTTTCAAAATTAGCTACTCGTACACCAACTCCATCAGACAAGTCTGTCAAACGATTCGACCAACTAGCGGCTTTCCAGTTGTGCTCGTTAAGCTCACCACTGCCTTCTTCGACGACGGCACGAAAGTTCTCGTTAATGTCGTCAATCTCAATGACACTGTTGTTTGATACACGGTGCTTAGGAAAACGCCAAGCCATCACTCCCCCTAGGGCGGTATTCTAGCACCACCAGCATAACGAGGCGATTCAGTAAGCTGTATTCCAACAAATTCCCACTTCCCGGTACCCCGAATCCTAAACTTAAAGACTTCGGCAGATGGCACATAGACTGCCGCTCGTGTCCAATATGGTCTTTTTTTCTGCCATTTATTTGCACTGCCAAGTGGAGTTTCTGACCAAAACTTCGGTATGTCGTCCCCCGAATACCGTTTAGCGGAGGTCGTCTCAATTACGGTATTACGCCAATCCCGCATGACTTCAATCGTAATCGTCGTGTTCTCTGTCTCACGTAACCATAAGTAAAGCACTTGGGCAGTTCTTCGTTGCTCCGAGTCGACCGCTGTTAACCAGGCTGTTTCCACCGTAGCTTCGCGAGCCGTTAATGCCGCAGGTTGGTACTTTACCGATTCATGATCTACTACCCACAACCCTCGGTCTTCCCCAACTTCTCCTACTGCAAGCATGTAGTTACGGTGATCTTGTGTCACACATACATCTTTAGCAAACACATCCTCTCGGGTGCGCCAACCTGTCCCATCATAGATAAAGCATGTGTTGTTTGTCAGATTACCATCAATAGAAGCCCAACATCGATACTCGCCCGTGTAGTTATCTACGGCTGCGCACGCTTGGTTTCGACGGGATTGAGTAATCCGTTGAACAAACAGATCAATATCCGTAGAAATAAACTCAACCCCTCGGCTGTAGTCTTCTGTACCGCTAAACTTATAAAAGCCGTCAGCCCCCATCCAGAGAACCTCGCCCGTCTTTAACGTTCTTACCGAGTTCGGAGAGGGGCAACCTGCTTCAGAGCTAACTGTAAGCGATGTAAAACCGTCTCCTGTGTCGTTAGGTACTATTAGGTAGGTTGAGCCCTCGGTGAAAGCTAGTAGCCCCTGTGGCACACGCCAGAGAGCCGTAATCTCCGAGCCCCTAGGATCGGGGTAAATTTTAAGCTGGGAAGAAAACGTACCCCACCTGCCAGGTAAAGACGCTTGTAACAGGCCTGGGTCACCGACCATGTTAGCAATCCACAAACGACCAAAGGCTACTCGGCACAAACGAAACGTCGGAACTGGATCTATATCCAGTGCTTCTTCACCAAGCCATACGTCAGGAATATTATCTGGGTAAATTTCCGTAACATTATCCGGCAAAGTAACTGGACTTTTATTATCCTCTAAAGCATCTTGTGTAAGACGAAATAACTTAGCTGTCCCCGAAGTCCTCAAATCTGCTGTTCGGTATAAAATTCTTCCCACTGTTCGAGCAGGTCCCCGGTCTAAACCTGTCCAAGCAACTTGCTTTCGAACGCGGGCTACTGGAGCAATATAGGAGTTTCCTAAAAAAACATGATTACCGGCAGTGCCTTTTTTATCGTTAAAAACAAAATCTGTCGCGTACTGTTGAGCCACAGTTACGGGATTACTTCTTCCAGATAAAGGCGATAAATTGCCCCAGCAGTCAATATATTGGGCTGCGCAACGCCATTCTCCAGCTTCTAACCAGCCACCGACAGAAGAAGGCATAAAGTGTTGTGCGTTTAACGGTCCCCTAAACCCACCCGAGGCTGTTTCAATGACAGTGCCTGATCCTGCGAGGTTAGTCGGATTTCGTGTAAAACCTAGACGCCCATATCGGAAGGCAGGGATCATTCCCGAAGTTCGTCCTTGCAAAGCATCCCAGGCATAGTTGCTGTCGTTAATTCCACCACCATAAAAAAGGTAAGGCGTACCGGCACCAGCAGCTTCCACACCAGAAGTTACTTTTAAATAAGCAGAATAATCCGCTATCTCGGCGCTATTCTCTGGGCCTAAACCAACAGGTGCTCCAGGAGCTTCAGTATACCCAAGAGGAGCAATATACGTACCATCATAGAAGTAGGCCCGGCTGTTTTGAGGAACAATGACTATCCCATCCTGTGTCGATTCAAACTGCGTTGGGAAGTTGGGGCGCTTTGAGCTAATCAATTCATCTGTAACAACTGCCCCAGCACTACCAATTAGCTTGCGCCAGTTGCGACTCCACCCCTGAAACTCCCATAGCTCTGTGCCAGTATGCACAAGAAGAACCTCACGTTCCCCTTCCCTGCCTACAGTCGCTTGAAATACCCCGTGCATGTAGCCATAGCGAGGAACCGAAATATCTTGGGTAGTACCGCTAGCCGGTGCGCCTCCCGTCGTGTAGTTGGGGAGGTAAGGTAGGGGCCCTTCGACAGTGCGAAGAGTCCCCTCCTCTGACGGATAAAGGTTATCTACCTTTGAGCCAACCTCGTCAGGAAGAAACAGTTGTCCACTGGCGATGCGTATCGCAAATGTACCTTTCTTTTCTGACTCGGATTGATCCACCGTTAACTCGCTTTACGTCGCTTTGTTGCTGACTCAAGCGGAGCGGGTGCTGCCACCAACTCCCATTGATCTAGTTGATCCGTGCCTTCGTCAAGCCGCTCGGGAGCCAAACCATAGACGTTTAACACGCCTTGCTTAAGCCCATTTGCTGTGACCATGACACTTGAACATAGCGCATGGTACTTACGTCCGTGCACTTCGCGTTGGTATACACCACCGCAAACTAATTTAGTACCCATTCTTCTCTCCTGTTAAGGCGTTTTCACTGTCCACCAACGTTTTAGCATACCACGTTGGTCCCAACCGGGACGTGCTCTTCCGAATCGGCGTAACACTGGAACAGCAGGGGGACGTAAATCGCCATAACGTTTGGACAAAGTATATAAGTTTTCTTGGTAGCGGGACTTCGCTAATTGTGCCATCTCAGGATTACCCATGTTCTCGTAAAGAAACATAAGGGTCCGATGGATAATTAAGTCGACCGCTTCCGCATGGACAAGTGGCGCGTCTTGATCGTCTACCAGTTTAGGTGGACGACGGACACAACGGACGTCTACTTCGTAGCGTTCGTTAGGATAAGGATAAAGCTGGACAGCTTGATAACCGTGAATCTCACGCAGACGACGATGGTAATCAGGGATAATCCGGCCATTATCATAGAAAATGCCTTTATTAAGGTCGTCAATTTTCACCTCGGCTAACAAGAAAAAAGCGGTGGGTAAGTCTAATTTTTTTAAACCGGTAATTGCAGCCCCGCCGCCGTTTCCTGCGTCGTTAACTGTGGTCAACAGGTTATAATTAGTAAAAGTTGCTGTAATCCTACGTCGATAAATACGAACCCACCAACCACTTTCTCTGTAGTTTGATCGGGTAAAAGTTTGTAGTGCCCCTGCTCTGCGTTGAGCACCCCGTGTCATAAACCCTTGCATATATTCAATATTCGGCAGGGTGATTTTAACTGCGGGGCTTGGTACATTGTTATCTGTAGGATTTGTCGCCGTTACTTGAGCACTTACAGGTGACGGAGACGATTCCCACAACGGCTCACGGAACCGGTTTTGAGAAGCTTCTTTAGCCCCTACATCCCAGCTATCCGTGTAAAAGGCCCCTTGAGTATTTTTCCACTGGTCGGCATAACCTAGATGATACCCCATTGTAGGGTTACGAAACATAATATCACGCTTCCCCCAACAATACGTAATAACGTATTCAAACTGACCGGCAGGTTCAGGGCCAAGCCAAGCTTCCCGAGGGTCTGCGTCAACTGAGCCCAGTTCGGCATCAGGGGCAACTGCCGGTCCCTGCAACTGAAAGTGCTCTCGACGAAAAGCTGTACGAGGCAAGCCATGGGCTGTAACTCTAGGTGAGTCAGCAAAGCTATAGGCTTCAGCCTCTTCTTGACCAATTACATCCAGAGGCCAGTTACGATTGTCTTTAAACAATCGCATAGAGCGCATCTGAACTAGGTCGTCTGGAAGGTAATAATGATCCGAGTACACTCGGTACTTAAACGGACCTGTGCCTAGCTCTTCATAAGGCCAAGGCGTCACCACAGAAAAACGGTAATGATCTGCACGACCGTCCGACGAAAATTTCCAAACAGCGCGGATTCGATTACGGTACGTAGTGGTCTTGCCTCCTGACGTAACCTCAATCTCAATCATTCGACCGTCCCAAGACCGGTCTGTTTTCCAAGCAACATAACCCGCAGTATCTGCAGCAATGTCTTGCTCAAATACCCACGGGTTAAAGTCATTTGTTACCATAGCTTCTGTGTCGTCAAGAACAGACACCGAAATGGTATCAGATGCTTGCATAGATGCAGCATCTTCTTGGGTTGCAAACTTAACTTCAGACTCGAAGAAAAGGAAAGGGGCCTCTAAGCACACATCATTGTATGCCCGATTGATGAATCCATTGAGCCGCGAAACAGCTTCTACTGACTGACTAGGAGCCCAATCAGTTTGAGCAAAAATTGCTGTGCGCAACTCCTTTAGATTCATAACCCCTTTCCTTTACCCGAGAAATAAGCTTACACTCCGCAACTAATCATAGCTGCTACAACTCCAGCACCTGCCGTAACAAGGGAGCTTCCGATAACTCTGTGCGACGTACCTGCGCCCCCAGCAAAGTTTATTACTGAAGAAGCAGCGGCAGTCTCTAGGTCCGTCCCTACGGTAACTCCAGCAGAAGCCTTTATATTTCCCTGACCCGACTTAAGTACAAAACCAAACGAAGCATTAGGAATAGCATGTTGTGCTACACCTAAAGTCGAAAGCTTTGTAGTTGTCGCGGCACCAGCTACACCCAGATAGGTTGCGGCTGGAACTCGCCCAATGACGTCTCCGGCTGCTGCAGCACCGCCCGTCATCTGGATATAAACCCAGACGCGGAGACCTGCTTGACCATATTCTTGTGTTAGCTCAAAGCCCAGTGGGGCTTGTTGAGTTGCTGTTACGGTATCGACCGCGATACCTGCTGCGGTAAATCCACCCATGATAACCTCCTATGCTCCCGATTATGGGAGCGCTCCACCAGTTACAACACCGTTGCAACGTAGCTGATTAGTGTTCATACCCATGTTCAGGACGATTTCGTAACGGAATACGTCTTGCTCTGGGATACGGAAAGGACCACGGACAGCAAAGTCACCCTTGGTTTCACGATTTGCATCATGACCCATGGTGTATGCATACCAAGATGCCGACTTCATGAGGTAGATACAACCGTTAGCGGCTGGAGTACCAGCAAAAGCGGGTGCACTAATATCAAGAGCATCTTCCAAGAAGAAGTCTGCGTCGAGGAACTTAACGCCCTGACGGATATTAGCAGGAGAACGTTCGCCTTCTACCTTTGAAATACGGACATGATCATCCAAGTCCTCGATGTAGTTGAGGTAAGAAGCCTCATCACCCAACATCAAGTCGACTGGACCCATGGTCTTGCCTTGACGACCCGCAGCAAAATACACCTGACGCATCGTCGAACGACCATTGGTAGCGAACGAAGTGATGTTGCCATACTGGTTGTACCAACCAGCGGTTGTGCCCTTGCTAAGACCAAACACCTGGTTAGCTGCGGCAACCTGGGCTGCTTGGCTAAGAAATTCCAGTGGTCCCTGGCGAGCAACGCCATTTGGATTGTAAGTAGCTGAACCGTTAAGGGTCAAGAAGCCACCGACATCAAGGCCATCACCGACAGCAAGCTGACGAGCAATCCGCTCATGAAAATCGCTAAGAGCAAGCTCTGGGTAGTGCTGAATAATACGAGCCAAGTCCATTGCGCCATTTGCTTCAGCAAGGTCTTTACCAGGAACGTCAAACGCATAAATCAACCGAGGTGCATAGGTGTTACCACGAACCGCGTTCTGACGACGTCCACCAGCGATAACTTCAGAACCTGTAAGGATCTGAGTAACCGTACCCGGCCCATCGGTGACGACTGCAAATTCACGGTATGGACCCGTGGCTACAGAACGATCAATATTACCTTTGTCTACAACTCGCTCAAGAATCGGATGCCACTTGACAAACAATTCCGAGTATCCAGGCATTAGCTCCTGAAGAGCGGATGCCAGTACATCAGGGCTAATAGCCATCTCTACCTCCTACCACCGGAGTGGCGTTTTACTGCATTCGCGGCTGCAAGCAACCGCATATCATCTAGTGAACTAACTTTTGTACCACCACTCTTAAGCTGATTCGGAGCAGCCGGAGCAGACGTCGCACCAGAAGTGATACGAGCAGCAGGGCGAGGTTTAGCCGGCGCTGCTTTCTGTGGTACAGATTGTTTTGCTAATTGGATTGCGTACTGCGCAGGAACCCCATCTTGAAGGGCCTTGCTCGCAAGCTCTAACGCATCATCCGGTAAATCCATTAACCCTGGGATCGCGTCGACATCCCAGCCAGCGTTGAGTAAAGTTTCAAACTTAGCCTGACCCTCTGGCTCCTGGAATAAGTGGCCATGGGTGCGCTCAAACCAGTCAGCATATCGAGTCGCTTCTTGCTCAATAGCTTTTTCCATTTCTTGCTTAAACCCATCATACTCTGCCTGCACTTGACCTGACGAATTTGTCAACGCCTCAAACTGCGCCTGTAACTCGGTATGCTGCTTTTGTAAATCATTAAACCGAGGGTCATCATGCCCATCTAGTAGCGCGTTGTAAATGTCTTTAATGCGGTTGGATTCCGAGAGCCCTTCCTGAACGCGTTGATCCGCCCAAGACTGCCTAGAATCATATACCTTTTGTGCCCAGGGTTGAATTTGTTCCGGGAGCGCCGATACATCTCCAGTCCAATCATCCCAACCGAAATCATCATAAGAGGGCAGAGCAGGAACTTGAGCTTCTGGTTCGGGTGTACTTGCGGCTTCACTTGTTGTCTCCGAAGTGGGGGAAGAAGGGGCGTCACTTGCCTCAGCAGGAGCGTCCGCAACGACCTCCGAAGTGGGTACTTCACTTACAGGTGCTGCCCCCCCTTCCAAAGATTCTTCCATCATTCCTGACCTCCCTTGTGTTTTCCTAGCGCTTTTTTAGATGCGTCTACGCGCAACGCTACAATGTTTAACTTAGGACGTCGGGGAGAGCTAGACATAGATTCCAGGGTCTCTTCTTCTACCATTTCTGAACCACAGGACTCGCCTTTTTTCTCGCGTAACTCAAACCCATGCTTTGATAAAGTATCCAGCAGCGCTTCACCGCTCATTGATTCGTTGGCCAAATAATCAGCCATCTCTTCAATTGTATAGGATTCTTTATCCTCATAGGGCATGTGTATATCTCCGTCATTCGTTTACTAAAAAATAAACGTAACGTCAAGGACTAGTTACGGTTTTCTCGTTCTTAGCCCGCTTAAGCTCTTTCTTTTTATGCTCAAAATCAGTATAGCCCTGGCGCCTTGCGTTTGTTTCGCACCGCTCTCGAACGCGGTCTTTATGTTTACCCCACGCTGTACTCGATGCACCTAAAATCTCAACGTCAGGATTCTCGCGCTGGTATTGAGTAAACTCACTTTGGTTGTGGAAAGTTCGGCCAATCTGCTTAATTTCTAACGGCTTAGAAAAAGTAGGACCAATGGTTCGAACAGGACTAATTAAAATCTTTACCGGCGCATTGCATTCACTACACCGCAAGTCATGGCTATCAGCAAGTAACGCAAACACGTCCTCAAAATAACCACACCCTGCGGTGCACTTTACGTCGTACATCGGCATTAGCGATCACCTGGCATCAAACGTTGAGCAAGCTCCATCAACTCAAGCTGACGGCTACGAGGACGACCAGGCACAGGGCTTTCAACAACAGCCTCTTCCATCTCCCCCATCTCCATCATGGGCTCCCCACCTTCAGGCATTATGACTGCTGACTCTTCCATCATCGCCATTTCTTCCATGCCCTCGGGTTTTTCGTGAGAGTACCCTTGCTCTTTAAGCTCTAAGTGCTGCTCGTATGTTTCTGCCATCTCGCTCTCGCCAGTTGGCTTGTACATCATGTGAGGCTCAAAGTCTTCCTTTGATACTTCTTTTTTGTCGTCTAATTTTTCATCTTTTTTTTTAGTACGAGTACCGTAGTCGCCAAGCGTGTCGTCACGCTCGTCTTGCTGACGATGAGCCTTGTCGCCTTTAAAGTCCTTTGGACCCTTAGCACCTAGCTCTTCTTCTTCGTCATCGCGATCTTTCTCACCCTGCTTTTTACTATGCTTTTTAATTGCCATTGCAGCAGCTTTATCTCTACGCTCTTTCATACTAGCCATGGTTGACTCCTAGTTGTCGCCCAACATCCCTTTGACTACTGGTGGCATTGCTGGAGCAGGTGCTCCTGGACCACCCGCAGGCAACGGCGGAAGGGGCTGTTCTTGTGTCCCAGGTGGTAAGGCCCCAGTCACTAACGTGTCTCCGCCAGGAGCGGGAGGCATCATTTGTTCTTGAGGGGGCATACCCATGGGCATCTCTGGTTGAGGGGGAGCATCTTGCATAATGTCTGTCATCTGCAAAAGCTCAAGTAGTTTTAAAACAAGTTTCTCTCTATCCACCTGAGGGGACTCTAGCAACAATGGTAAGTATTGTTGCAATTTTTGCAACTGGATTAACGAATGATTTTCTGTTGGCGAATATGGAATCGCTGCATAGTCATAGTCCATCGGACTTTCTTCGGGATTGCGTTCGTCTCGTGCCCGTAGCGACTCGCGAGTCACTTCTAAAATTTCTCGACTGTCTGTTAAGCGCAACGGCAAAATCGTGTCGTTAGGAAGAAACTCTTCGTAAAGACCAACAATATGATTACCTAACGCCCCCACTAAATCCTCGACAGCTTTGATCCGTCGACCGTTACGAGTACGAGTCGCTGTATCCGCCAAGGCCACTTCAGTCGCAACATCAGCTACACCAACAACACCTCGGCTGTACTGGGGGATACCCAGGACAAACTCGATAACTTGAGTGCACCGCTCTCGCATCCGATTAAACGAAGGCTGGAACTGAGGTGTAGGTGTCTGCCCAATCAAGTCTCGCAAAGGCGCACTAGCTTTGCCCATGACAGCTACCATAGAGCCCGGCTCGGCTGCGTCCCGTAACGCTGTGGTGATAGTCTCAGGGTTATCCACAAGCCCTGTGTTGACCAGAAGTACTGGTGTCGAAGAGTGCGCGTGCCACAATTCTAACGTATCAATTTCATTCAAGCGCTCTTGCAGAGAAGAAATAAGCTTTACATCTGACATACCACCGAGGTCTGACATGTTGTCATTAAACTGCAGCATAACAAACGGATTGCGCACGTAACGATACGGAAGCTCGCCCTCAAATAAAGGTTCCTCGACGTCTTCGAGCATGTGGTAGTACCGACCTTCACCAGAAAAGTCATAGACTTCGTAGACTGTTACCCAGTCGTACACACCCACACTGGCAGCATTAACTTGAGACTGGCTTCGGACTCTGTCTCGTAGCCACGTAGGGTAGCCACCGAAGTCCGCCTTCTCGGCAACCTTAGGCCGATACATTGCACCGCGACCCTTCTTTTGTTTTGTCCGCTCTTTAAACTCTGCTTTGGTCAAGACCGTAACCTCAATAAGGTAGCGAATATCTTCCCACCTTGGTGCAGACATGTCGAAGAATACGAAGCGAGGATCGATACAAAAGAACTCCACGGTGTTCTTACTGAAACTCCATACGGTTTTAAGAAACCCTCGGCCACAGATAGCCGTATGCGTAGCCGTTTTCCACAACAGTCGATGCGTCTCATTTCGACTCATCGTGTCGTTAATCAACGCTTCACGAAACTTAGCCACTTCACGTAAGTCTTCTTTTTTAGCTAAGACAGACACCTGCGGATTCGTAGGGCAAATGTTCGCAATCATCGTGTCGATGTACGCATACGGATAGTTGGTCTCGAAGTTAATCTCTTCTTCACCAAGAATCTCCCCAGAACCTTGGGGTAAATCCGAAGACCCACGCCAATACTCGGAGAGGTACCAACTACGCCAGCGATCCCAGGAGGTGCGCTCAACCCGAGTCTTGCTCTTGTGTGTTTCAATAATCCCACGAACTTGCTTGTGTGTTAATGCCATCTACCGTTTCCTCCGGTATCGGGCTCGTGTACGAGACTTACCCTTACCTTTTCGACTTGCTTCTTCTTTTCGATATGCCTCGACCTGACTCCAGGTCATGTCCCGAAACAGTACAACGTTCTCTGTTGTACCATCGTCCTCTGAATTCTTCAAACGCCTTGGCGCTCGTCTAGCAGCAGCTACTGCCATTTGCAATGCACTTATTTTATCCCAGTGATGACGGTTGCGGCGCCTTTTACCAGCGCCCTTTCCATACAATATCTCGTTCGACGCTGCACGCTCAACCCGTTTGTCGTGCTTGTAGCTTGTCAACTGGTCTACCGTGTCTGCATCATGCAAGATCAACTCGTCCCGCAGGCCCTCCTGCAGCCAAGACAACATCTGGTCCACAGACTTTGACGTCGCTGCAATACCCGGCCTGTACGGCTTCTCATAGTACAGGTTCTTGCACTCCATCTCTTCCAGAAGCGCCAAGACTGCAGCACCAACCCCATTCGACTCGACTGCGATCAACGCATTGTTGTACCGGCGGCCTACCTCAAGAATCTTCTTCGAGAAAGGAATCGGCTCGGTGTGGTCTGCAAAACACGCTACCTGCGTCCACTCCCCGTCGTAGACCTTAAGCACCTGAAAAGCAGCATGGTCCCTAGCAGCATAACCAGCAGGGTCAACTCCGATGACATAGACGGCTCCTACCTGGGGGCGCTCATACTCTTGATATGGTCCCACCCACTCTGTCAGCTTTGCCTCACGATGCCTCGTCAACAAACTCGGATGGATAACCGAGTTGCTTGCTGCAACCCAACACGTCACATCGTCAAACGGATAATACACCCCGAACAAGTCTGGGTTCCTACGGATCTCGGGGTCAATGTCCAGCATCAACCTACGGAAAGCTAGGTTTTCTTTTTCCAAGCCCAGGTGCCCGTAGCGTTCTAGCAAACGAATCTCTTCCAAGTGTAGCTCAGCACCCTCGGGCCAAGGCCGTCGGTTTAGCTTCGAGTCCCAGTACGGGAAGAAAGCATACAAGTTCCGACTAACACCACGTTTCGCATCCCGGCATTGGTCATGCCACCACTCGGCAGAAGGCGCGTCCATCGGCGCTGGCGTAGACTCTAGCACCATGAGTGAGTGATCCCGGTTAATCATCGATGGGTAGATCAACGTAAACTGCTCGCCGGCGTTTGCCCAGTACGGAAGCTCGGACCCGTGAAAGCTATCAGGCGATTGACCAATACCAACAGCCCCTGACTCACCAGACAAGACACGCATCTTGCCCCCAGTGACTTCCGAAAACGTCAACTGCCTAACTTCTCGGTTGGGCACCGTCGGAGAACGGATCGCCTCGGGCCATCGCGCATGACAGAAGTGAACCCTCTGATGCAGGTACTCTGCACGCGACTTAGTGTCTGCAATACAGACATGGTCCCACCCAGGGGTGTAAGCTGTCTTCGAATAGGCACACAACTCGGCGGTAAGGGACTTTCCTGCCTGACGATAGCCGAGTAGCGTGAGCCACTTTGTCTGGCCGTGCTCCGTCTTCGGTGGATTTGAGAAGTATGCAAGCAGAGTCGCTTGCAGTCTGTTCGTTAACTTAAACGGGTCGAACTTAACTTCCCGTCCAGTAGCTTGATCGTGCACTTTTCCGTAAGCCCTAAGACTTAGGGACGGGTCAGCTAAGGCTGCAAGTGCATCGTTAACGGAAGCTTCACTCATCGTTCACGACAATCTTTTCAGGGATTTCAGGGATAGCATCTACCACAGTGTACGAAGCCTCAAGCTTCGGCGCCTCCCGTCGAACCGAGACCAACGCCGTAATGACGTCGCTGTAGGCAGCTTCCGGTGTACCCGCTGCTGTGTTCTCGGTGGCAATGGCCGTAAAGATTAGCTCGGTCCAGTGACGAGCCTCCCGTGAAATGGCTGGAGTTAGGTTGCCCTCCACCAACTCTGCAAGCATCTGCTGCGATAAGTTCACCACGCTCTTGTAATCCGAGACCGGATTCTCTTTGATGATCTTAGCGACCTCCTTCCGCTTCTCTTCTGGAACCAAGGTCAACCAACTGCGAAAGTCTGCACCCTCGCTGGCCGGTTGAGACTTCGTGTACTTCACTGGCTTTTTTGAACTCATGCTAACTCTCCGTAGTGAGGGGCACCTACGATCCCCATTGTAAGGCCTTTACGCAGTTTGTTCTTGCGTGCTCGAAATGTGCCCTGTTGGAAAAGCTTCCAAAACAAAGGGGATTCCGTCAATGTCAACAATTCTTTTTTATTCATGTACTGTGGCCCTATGATCAACTTGTGTCGGAACTTTAGCCTACGCAAGATGCCACCCTCCAGTTGCGGTGGCCACGGCGTGTTCTCCCAATCGATGTTCAGTGCCCAAAGCTGAAAGCAGGGCTCCTTAGCCAAAAGTTTCGCACCCGCTACCAGACTAGACAAGACCCATGGTGGCGTGTCCCCAGTGATCTCAGCTAACCGCTTCAGCGACATGCCAAAACAATAGCTTCGTAGTAACTGTACATCGGGGTTGCACATGGTTTTCATGGGGACACAACCACGCTTGAACGAAGCTAACTCGTACGGATGAGGCGCGGGTAACTTTCCAAACGCAGCAATGACTTCTGGTGGGTACGTCCGAGGGGCAATCATCGCCGTGGGCTCATAGAACCACTGCTTTACCGCAGGGGTTTTGTCCAACCACTCCCGGAATGTGGTGTAAACATTCGGATTGAACCGGCGCTTGTACCTAGCCCAGCGGTAGGGCGCCCCACGAATGTCCTCACCGTACTTGAGGAAGTAAGGCTGCACCGGACCCTTAGGATAATCCACCTGCTCGACCCCACTCTCGGCGCGAAGTGCCGTAAAGAACAGCGGAAACGCTACGTGAGCACGGGGCTCGTGGATGCGACCCGTGTCAAACAGGTAATACTCGGGTCCCCTAGCCTTCATTCTCAGTCCACTGCTCCACGGTAATCAGTTTACCCAGTTCTTTTGGGCTAACAGGCGCGTCATCGCGCAACTTAATGCCTATCCAAGGGCGATATGTCGTAGCTGAGCCCTTCTTCGAGGGGCGTCCCTGCTTGAAACTGCGCTCACGCATCAGATTCGCAAAGAATCGAGGCTTCATCGGGTACTCATGGTTGTCTTCGCACCAATCCACGTAGGCATTGTACAGATTCTTGGGGTTAATCGAGTGTTCGGCAGCAATATCGCACCGATCGTCGAAGAATGGCTTCATCAAGTCCAACTCTTCCCGGTATTCCTGGGTCGCTGCCAACACCGAGTCCGGTGCGTTGAGCCCATTGCGCTGCCAATCCAAACATCCGGCCATGACCCGGTTCATAATCCCAGGTAACTCACCCATTAGCTTGCTCTCTAGGTCCTTATCCTGTCTAGCCTCGGGGATGTTGACCTCAAACGGGACCAAAAAGACCCGACGCCAGATGCCTTCGTCATTGCCTTTGATGACAGGCTTGTGGTTTGCAGCCAACCAAAGCTTGTGCGTAGGCAAGAACTCGAAGAAGTCCTGCTTCATGTAGCGTGCTTTGAGTGGGTCGCCCCCTGTCATCTGCTTAATCGAAGCCTCGGCAAACGCTCGACCCCGCTCAATCTCCGTACTCACCACCATGCGCGCACCCATCAGGTCCGCAACCTCCGTTGGGTGTCGCCCTGACTTCGAAGCCAGCAACAACTCAGGGGCAGACTGCTTGGAGTACGTACCCAGCATCCGCTGAATAGTGTTTAGAAACGTAGACTTACCATTCGCCCCGGTCCCGTAGCAAAACAAAAGCTTCTGCTCTCGCACAGAGCCCGTGAGTGAGTAGCCCAAGTACCTGTAGATGAACGAGATGAGGTCCAACCGGCCGTCCAGAATCTCATGGAAGAAGTTATCCCACACAGGGCAGCTTGCGTTGGGGTCGTACTCGACGGGGCAGATTTTGGTAATCAGGTCATCCCGGTTGAACGGAAGTAGTTGGCCCGTGCGCAGGTCGATGGTGCCGTTGGCTACGTTTAGTTTCCAATGATCTGAGTCGAACTTCTTGATCGGGACCGAAACCCCAAGCTCATTCGAGGCAAGACTCACCATGGAGTTGAGTGATCCCGCTGATTCTGACTTCACGGCGTGTTTGAACAACTTCTCGGCCCGGTTGCTGTCGTTTTCTGAAGCCGCTTCGATGAATATATCAGCGACTGTCTCCTCCGCAAGACGCATGGTGCGGCCTGTCTCGTCTGCTTCCCAGCGCCGGCCACTCCAGTTCAACCACTTCTTCCAGCTTGGGATGTACTTAACTTCCCGACCAAACTTGGTGACCATACGCTTGGCGTTACCTAGGTCTGTAAACCCAGGCATCTGTGCGGAAGAGCCTACTTGCTGCTTCGGTCCATCGTCATCGCCAGAGCTAGACGACCGAAACTTGCCATATTTATCCTGGAAGGCTCGCCACCCTTTCCGTCCGGAGCCAACACAGTTGCTGTGCAAACATCCCGCATACACTTCCCCGCTATGCGTCTGCACGATATAGGCGCTACTGTCATTGTGGCTCTCATCAAATGGACAGTGAGTCAGCACCCACTTACGTCCCTTATCTCCCCAGGTGATTGCGTCTCCAACTGTCGGTAGATGAGCGTCAATCCAGAGGTCGAGGCGACGAGCCTTCGCAGAATTTAAAGTTCCCCTGTTCTCCGGTGCCCGCTTTGCAAACTGCTCGATCAGTTTTTTAGGCACTCGGTGGATTTCTTCAGGGATGTTAAGTACCCGCGCCAGCCTATGGGGTCGCTCTTCTACGTCCGCTCCTTTGCGGACTGCGGTCCCGTAAAGCTTCCATATGCGCGCTGGGTTGAAAACCTTTTGGTCAATTGTGACCCCGTCCACGTCGAAGAACAGACTTAGCGCAGAATAGAACCTACGCAGGATAGAGTCTTTTGGTTTCATGTTGATTTTGTAGACCAGGTGAACCCCGTTGCCCGAGTCACCCACGATGGGCGCGGGCCAACCTTCGGCCCCGAGTGCGCGATAGATTGTGCGGGCTACACCAAACGCTTTGCGCTTCTCGTCTCCGCTTGAGCCCACGTGAGAGGGGCGGACTGGGTCGATGTCAATCAGCAGATAGGTGTGCTCGGTTACATCATCGTCACTGGTTGCTGGTAACCCTTGGGTCATGCGGTTAGGACTGCGCGCGAAGAGCGCGGGATTGATGCGGTTGGGAGTTATATAAACTCCGATAGCTCCCTTATTAGAGTTGTCTGTGGCTGTTGCTGCTAATATTTCAAAGTCATCGAAGTAGCCAGAAAAGACACGGGGTTTGCCTCCGTAGGGGTTGGGCATGAACGACCGCAGTTCGACAATCTGGCCATCATCAAACAGAGCACGGAGGGTCGCCAGGATTTCCTGACGGTTAGCTTGGGGGGACTGCATGGGGGGAGACTCCTATTCGCCGAAAAGATCCTCTTCGATATAACGTGGAGAGTTGACAGGATACACTACATCCTCGGGGGCGGATGTTGTGATCACGTTTAGAGCAGCCTGCTTCCGGGGCGAAGCGTTTGCCTTGAAACGAGCGTCCGACTCGTTGAGCGTCTTCAACGCCTTACGAGTGTTGTTGGATACATAGGCCTTCAAGTTGTCGTGGGGAATACGCCAACTGCTACCAAACTTCACCGCAACTAACTCACCACGACGGATTAAGTTCCGAACCGTGTTGACGTGAACGCCGAACTTCTTCGCAACGTCCTCGATTGTGTATAACTTCTTAGATGCCATTGTTATCCCTTGTAAGAATGAGTAGTCTAGTGGTTATACTCCAAGGGACAGAAGCTGTCAACCCTCTTTCTGATAAAGAACCCTAAGGGGTGCTGTGTAGTCACAACGCGCACAGGGCTTTCTTCAGGTAAATTCTAGACTTGACAAGTTCTTTACGGTCTGTAACCTACTGTAACCTTGTCTGTAACCCTCGGATATGTTACCTTGAACCCAGCTAAGCGCAGTTTGGTGAGGCCGAAAACTACAGGTTACAGAAAAGTTGGGTTCCTATATATATAAAAGTATATATATGTGTGATGTACATAGGGGTAAAATGTAAGTATATTAAGGGTTTCTTATACGCGGAATAGAAATTCCTTGTAACTTGTAACCTTAAATGACTTATTAGAGTTTGAACCTAGACTAATTGAGGTTACAGAGTAGGTTACAGGATGTCAAGAAAGTGTAAGGCTGTAACCTTGCCCGTTGAACCTAGGTTATTTGGGAACATAAATCGGAACGGTGGAATAGTGAAAAATGGATTGGCGGGTTTTCACCTCCTATATCTAAAACGGAAAGGGGTACCCCAAAAGGGGCGATGCTATAGCTGTGGCGCTGGGCTGGCTGGGGGCTGGCCTGTGGGTGCGGCCGTGGTCCCCCGGCTGGGTGCGCCCGTGGAGGCGCGACCCTGTGCCCGTGCGCGGGGAAGATTAGAAGGCGTCGGGGTCTGCTCCGTTGAGGATTTGAAGGGCGTCCTTTCGGAAGAAAGGGGTGTCGAATTCAAGCTCTAAATGGAGGAACTCATCCGCGTCTAGGTGGTAGTGGTCCGCGACGTCTTGCGCCATTGGCTGCACCTTGAGCACCCAGTAGTATTTCCCCGTAGAGATAACCACGCGTTTCATATCTGCCGTGTATTCCACCACGCGAAGGGGGCTCTGGTGGTTTGTCCAACCGACGCCATGAGGATGGTCGATAGTGGCTCGGTCCCACCCGTCAAAATTCTCGTGGGTGAAGAAGCGCTCGCACTCCTTAAGCTCGGCCCCGTTGCCCTTGCGCATCGTTTCAGATTGAAGGCTACTCACGAATACCTCGTAAAGTGAAGAGCGAAAGACGGTGTATAGGTTCCCTTTGTCCATATCCTCATGGTGTGACTTGTTCATGGGCTTTCTCCTGGTTGATTCGTTGTTTGTTGGCTTCGCGGTTCCCCGCTGCGCTCATTGTAGTCTCAGTCGCCCCCATAAGTGAAGCGTTATTTGTAACGGATAGCACATTTGTTCATATTGTAGGAAGAACCCCCCATATCCCCTGGAGGTTCCCCGGTTCTCCTCCCCTTGGGGCGTTTAACTCTATACGCGGGGGCGTACAAGCCTTGACATTCTGTCATACCCCCTGACATTCTGTCATGCCTCTGTGACAATTTGTCAGCGGTTCCGAGTATGCCCTCCCTTTTATTAGTAACGTGTGGCCCGTTGCCCTTCCTTGTTCCCATTTTTACTAACTGATAACCCAGGTTAAACGCCCACATCGTTAATTAGTTAAAAAAAACGCTTCACAAACGGAGCCAAGTGGGGCTAGGTTGTTGGTGTCGACGGGGAACACACACCCCACACCGACACGCTCTCTCACATCCTGTAAGTGTACACGCCGACAAGCCGTAGGCCAGTCCATTGCTTCCATTGCATACACGGACGCTACCTAACCGAGCGCGTACACTCCAGGGGTGGAAGGGGGCGACCTAAGCCAACGAATCACACATCACAGCAACAGGGGGAACCCATGGCCAGACGATTAGTCCGGGCTCGGTGTCCACAGGTCCAGTCTGTCATAGACGAAGAGACCAGTCACCGACGGCGCAAGCCTAAGAAAACACGCACACCACGACGCTCTAAACGTGGAGCAGCGGGCCCGTGTGTCATGTATGGAAGTCAGGCCACGCCTGTCTCCCCTGCAAAGTGGGGTACCAAGATTAAGACCGCCCGACTTCACGCCACCACACACTAGGAGGAACTATGGTATTATTAGAAGTTTACGCCACGCCCGACGGTTACGAGTTTGACGACCGCGTCAACCGAGACTCTTTCTTGGCACCTGAATTAACCAGGTTACGGTTCAAGGAGTTAAAGCAAAGTCTAAAAAAGCGGGGCTACATCTTATCCGACAAAGCTGCCATATGGCACCACTCACCGGCTCTGGGACAGGCGGTGGATGGGTCCGACCCGCGTTTACACAATGATGAGTTTCGCGCTGTCGTTTACGTAACTAAGGAGGTCCCATGTACACCCTGGTTTACTGGGTAACTGAAGGTAGCCCACCTCGGTATCGGTACAGCCTACCCTATGCCCTAGCTTATGCTCTGGCTGAGTCGGGGTGGCACAAGGCGCAAGTAGTCTGTGAGTTTGGCATCATCTGTTTTGAGATAAAGCTTGACACCTAATCACAACCGCATTACATATCTAACAACGAATAACAAATCATGGAGGCATCATGATAACGGAAAGCTGGGAAGACCTCTTCTCCAGGCTGCAAGGCCCCGCCTGTATGGACATGGAGATGAGGCTCGTGCAGCCGAAACCGCTCACGGCCAGACAGATAAGACGCAAGCAACAACGAGCGGAGAAGTATGTCGCAGACAAACTAGCCAACCTCCCGAAGTTGCCCGCTAAGCTACAACGAGGGGTTGAACTTCTAGCGGGTGGGCTGACCCCCGGAGATGTGGCGCGAGAGCTTGGGGTATATTCCAGTCAAGTCTGGAAGTGGATGAGTCACCCCGACTTCCAACAGAACATGGAGTTCCACGGGATGAGGTGGAGCAAGAAAGTAGGGTGGCGCCCAAAGCTTATCAAATAACAAATCACATGGAGACTATCATGCTGGACGTGTTGATGAGCAATGACTCTAAACCAGGCCTAACTGCCTGCTCGAACAAGGGCTTTCGTATGACCTTCCCCAATGGCTGGACCGTTT